CCAGCAAAGCCGGACACAACAGTCTTGTTGTGCGGACCGACCATGAGGATCTTCGGAGAACCGCCTTCAGTCCACACTTTCTTGATAACGTCCTTGAGGATCGTTTCAGTGAAAGTGCGCTGCGTGCCGTCCGTACGACCAGCGTTCGGATAGCCGTCGTTGGTCGAAGACATCGTCGGGTTTGCGCCGCCCGAACCGAAGTTCGTGTTGGTGCGGAGCCAAGCCGGGAGGCCAGCGGTCGTGCGAGCAGTCGTGGAGTTGCCCTGTGTTGCTGCCTGATTGCAGAGCAGGGTGGCTTCCATGTCGCGCTTCAGTTCCGAAGAAGCCTTAGCGAGCTGATAGGCCATTTCCGAACGCTTGCCTGCTTCGTTCACGGCTTCGACGGTGCCCGACGTAGCGATAACCTTACGCGAAATCTGCGTGTAGTTAGCAACGCGGTTCGTCATTGCGAGCGAATCAGCCGAAGCATCGTCGCCTTCGATCACGGCGTTCGTGGTCGAAGCAGCGGCGAGAGCGTCCGTCTGGTGTTCGAAGTAGGTGTTTTTCACCGTCTCACGACCGACGTTCGACATGAACGGCGTTTCTTCGGGAGAGATGTTGTAGATAACGTCCGCGAGATCTTCACGGACCGAACGGTACGCATCGTACCGATCAACGAGGTTGGTAGGCTGAGCCATTACGGCCTCCTTCAGAGCAGGGTTTCAAAGATGGACGCGGCATCTTGCACGCGGCCTGTTTTGGCGAGACGCTGTTTCGCGCGAGTGACTTCGGTCGCAGCACGTTTCGGAACGACGTTCGTCTGACCGCCTGCTGGCGCTGCCTTTGGCGCACCCGGTTGGGCTGCTGCGGGCTTGGGCTTGTTAGCCATCATCTGATCGTACTTCATGGCTTTATATAAAGCCGTTACAGCACGATGGTCGTAAGCCTGAGAAAGTTCTTCGTCTGAGAACCCAAGCTGGTTTCCGTATTCACGGAGTTTGCCACGCTCGGCCAGATAAGTTTCCTCATTCTTCCATTGCGGGATTATGTCGAAGAGCTTTGCCTTCTCTGCGTTTACATAGTCCGCAAGGGCGCGTTTAGCTTCCTGTTCTTGAACCTGAGTAACGCGCTGCATCTCAATTTGAGCAGCAACAAGTTTCTCTTGACGTTCGCGGTACAGATCCTTTTGACGCACGTATTCCAGAGGATCTTCGTTATACAGTCTTTCCCAGTTCGGCTCCTGCGGCTGCTGCGCTTGCAACTGCTGGGAAAGTGCCGTGAGAAGCTGGGCGTACTGTTGACGTTCCTCTTGGACCGCTTGGAACTCTGCCGCCATAGCTTTACGCTGTTCGGCCAGTTCCATTGTCTTACGCGAATAATCCGCCGTCCTTGAATAGCCGTTCAGTGCTTCTCGCAGCGTGACTTCTTGTTCCTTGCCGTCAACTTTGACGGTGACAATCTGGTCAAGCGGATCAGTCTGTTGCGGTGCTTCTTCTTCTTCAGCGGTTGCTTCTTCCTCAACAGCACCTTCGTCTTCCCCTTCGGGGGCTTCAGATGGCGTCTCTTCTGTCGTATCGGAAGCAAGCACCTCGGCCTCATCGGCCTCGGGGGTGGTGCTTTCCTCGTTCGGAGCGGGTTGGTTTGCGCTGTCGCCAGCGGCCATCATGGCTTCGAATTGTTGGGCAGCACCAGAGATGCCGGTTCCCTGCGTGGGAGTGCCGTCAGACATTAAAATACCTCATTAGGTTTTACCGCGCAACCTCCGGTTCCAAGCAGTTATCCGAGTATTGGCGGCGATTGATCCAAGTTCCGTTTTGAATTGCTCGATTGCACGAACCAAAGCCCATGCGTGATCGCGCCCTTCACTATCCTTTGGGTCGGACTGTTTCCAATCGGAGATAGCCCGATCCTCTAGGATTTCTAAGACCTCAAGGACCAACGGGTCATCCAAAAGGTCTTTCGCCTTGCGCGAAACTTCTTCGTTTACCTTCATTGCGGCACCACGCCTTGGCGCGCGGCAGCAGCCAGCATGTTGCGTTCACGTTCCATCATGGCGCGGATGTTCGCAATATCGACCTGCGTGCCGTATTTGAGTTCAAGTTCCGTTGCGCGCAGGACCAAGTCAGCTTCAAACTTATCGCGTTCGCGGTCGTCCGCCACGATGGCCTTGGCCTCTTCCAACCGTGCCTTCGCCGCTTGGATTTCGATGTCCGCCAAAATCTTCTGGCGCTCGACTTCCGCCAACAACTCAGCCGGATCTGGCTTGGACGCAGCCTGTTCAGTCTGCTGTTGCATTTGCTGCATTTGCTCCGGCCCAATCGGACCGAAGTAGCGCGCGACATCCTTGAAGTCGTTCGCCGTCAGGATGTCGTTCATCGTGTTCTGCATCTGCATGATGTTTGCGACCGGGTTGAGCGGCCCCATCATCTGCACGGCTTCTTGCTGCTTTTGCAGGATCATCATCAGCACGGCCAACTTCTCAGCCTTGTTGCCGTTGCCCAGACCGACGTTGACGGCCACGTCCATCGACGCATCCCAATAACGCGGGTCAATCGGGACGTACTTGTTCCGCAACCGCACGATGCGCGGAGCGTCTTGGAACTTGATGATTGCTTTCAACAGACCCTTGAACAGACGCTTCATGCCCGTTTCCGCAAAGATGCGGGCGATGAGTTCGATGCGCTGCTCCGCACCCTGCGTCATCAGGTCCACTGCTGCCTTCGTCGTGGACTGCAAGATGTCTGCGTTCACGCCGCTCGATTGCGGCGTGATGCCGGTGCGCTGCGACTTGATCTGGTCCAGATAACCCAGCACGCCCAGCGCCTGCTGGCCGACGAAGCTTTCCGTCAGCGGCTGCACCATGCCCGGCGCACGCTGCCGGATCACGGCCCCGATTTCCGTGTTCATCACGTCGTCAAGGTTCACTTGCCCCTCGACCACCGCCATACGCGGCGTGATGATCTGTGCGAGGCTATCAAGCGTGTTACGCAGAATGTTAGACTTGATGAGCTGCAAGTCCATGACCTGCTCGGCCAAGGACTCGCCGATGACCGTGTGCGGCTCGGGATCTGGGCAGAACAACGCCATCGGTACTTCGTCGATGACTTCGTCGTGCAAGACATGCGCTGCCTCGCCAATGGAGCAAACACGGCGCAGTTCGGCAATTCCATCGCCGTCCTTGTCCACCCGGATATAGCTCTCGACGTAGTACACGCGCAGCAGCGCGTCATCCGGCTGGTTCGTGCTGTCAAGGAAAGGCTGGATGGCCGGGTTGCGGACGAAAGCTTCGTTGTTCAGTTCGAAATTGTCGCCGTACGATCCTGCATATTGCATGATCTCGTCGCGGTCGTAGCCCATCGCCACAAGGTCCGAAACGGTCCGTAACTGCCTGCGTCCGACGTAGTTCGAAGTCTCCAGATCGCGTGCGTTGCGCGAAACGAGGAACTCTTCTGGCGGCACGGCTTCGACCACCAGTTTCCGCTGCTTTTCTTTCTTGCGGACGCGGATTGAGTAGGACACGACGGGCGGGCGCATCATCATGCCCGCCTCGTCTGCCATACCTTCTTGCTTGATTTCCTGCTCGACTTCCAGCACTTCCAACTCAGGGTCGGAAGCCAGCAACACGTACTGTGCCTCGTCGATGTCCTCAAAATAATACTCGCGGACATCGACCGTCTCATCAATGCGCCAATGCACGATGCCCGTTTTGCGGACCAAAGCATCCTTGAAAACGTCGTAAAGGACTTTGAAGCCGTTGTTGTCTTGGTAGAAGACGTAGTTGACGTAGTCAGTGGCCTGTTCCGCCAAAGGCACGTCTTCCCTGTTCCTTGGAACAAACTCGACGGCTTTTTCGGCGGAAGTGAACACGCGCAGCAGTGATGGCATCACCTGCAACACCGTGTCCCGGACTTCGGTCAGGACAATCGACGAGCGATTTTCTTCTTCGTTCCCGAAAAGATCGCCTCTATAATATCCGGTTGCCGCCTCGCGCATGGGGGCGATGTATTCGTCGATGTAGTCCGCTGCGTCATCAATCGCGCTGCCTACAACGGCGGAAAACTCTTCCTCACCCATCTCTTGGTCTTCGGGTTCTTCTTGGCCGTCCGCCATATACGGCCCGCCGTCTTCTTCTTCGTCATCGGCCTCATAAATGAGCTTGCCGGACTTATCCATCCGGTACTTTTTCTCCGTACCGTCGGACTTTACTTCCATTTCCGGCAGAGAACCCGCCTCGGACTCGATTTCAATCTCGCGTGCCACTGTTAGGCCCCCTTACGAACTCGCCACCACGACCAGCCAGTCTCATTACCAGCGTCATAGTGGGGGAAAATCTCGGTTACTGCTTGGAAAACGCCGTCCATCGGCAGATCATCGCCGCCCATTGTACCACCGTGCCTCAATTTAGGCCACCATGCCAGAATATCGGCCTTGACGCTGTCGTAATCGTGCCCAGCGTCGATCCAAATGAAGTCCACGCTCTCGTCTTTGAAGCGCCCGGCGGCAATCACACTATCTTCGCGGTGTATCTTGACGGGAATGGGCGCGTTTTGCAGGTTTTTCTTGAAAACGTCAAACAAATTTCCCCTATCGGGATCGTTATGGTGCGCTTCTTCGTCGGAACCATTCCAATGATCGACGCAATGTAGTGCAATGTTTTTGCCAGAGTTGGCGATTTCGACCGCCATGAACGCAGCGGAACGCCCTTTCCAGCTTCCGACCTCTACGAAGACAGCGCCCGGGTCAGCTTTTTGCACCGCTTCCTTATAGGCGGACGCAAAGTTGAACCAGCCTTGTATATTTTCGTAGAAATGCGGGTGGGTCATGATTATGCTGCCCGAGGAGCGTGTAATTCTGCTAAAACCGCTTCTATAGGGTCGTTCCCAGATTTTATACCTTTAG